AACTTCGATGGCGTAGAGATCGTCAAGAAAGAGATCATCACCGGCAAGTTCGACCTCATCGTCATTGATGAAGCGTCGGCGTACAAGAACGCTCAGACCTCAAGATGGAAGTGCATGCGAGACATCATGCCAGCAGTCCGAGGGCTATGGATGTTGACTGGTACGCCCGCTGCTCAGTCTCCTGCGGATGCTTACGGACTAGCTAAGCTCGTCAACCCACAAGGCGTACCCAAGTTCTTCGGGCAGTACAGAGACTTGGTGATGCAGAAGTTTGGGTTGTATAAATGGGTGGCTCGCCCCAACGCCGACAAGATCGTGCACAAGGCTCTTCAGCCAGCGATACGGTTTGAGAAGTCCCAGTGCCTAGACCTGCCGCCGATCACGTACTTGACCCGCGAAGCACCAATGAGCGCACAGCAGCGCAAGTACTACGACGCACTAAAAGATGAGCTACACATCGAAGCTGCGGGCGAAGAGATCTCTGCCGTGAACGCTGCAGTCAAGATCAACACGCTACTGCAGATCGCGTGTGGTGCAGCCTACTCGAACGACAAGAGCGTAGTGGACTTTGATGTATCTCCTAGGCTCGCAGTGGTCGAAGAGGTGATCTCTGAGGCGAGTCACAAGGTGCTTGTCTTCGTGCCGTTTTCGCATACGATAGCGTTACTGCAGAACCACCTGACCAAGAAGGGCATCACCAGTGAAGTGATCGACGGCAGTGTCAACGTCAACAAGCGCACCGACATCGTTATGCGGTTCCAGAACTCGCCGACTACGAAGGTGCTGGTCATACAGCCGCAGGCTGCGAGTCACGGACTGACACTCACTGCCGCCGACACCATCATCTGGTACGCCCCGGTTACCAGCGTAGAGACGTATCTGCAAGCAAACGCTCGCATTGATCGACCCGGTCAGAAGAACAACATGACCATCGTGCACATCCGTAGTAGTCCTATCGAGAGCAAGCTGTACTCAATGCTGCGGTCAGGCATACAGGAGCACAACAAGCTCGTAGATCTGTATAGGTCTGAGTTCGCATCAACCCCTTGACATTGTCAAGAAGCATGGTAGGATGCCCTTCCTACCGATCAACCCGTGGAGTTAGAGATGTCGGATGAAACCGAGATGGGGGCGACCCCGCAGTTGGATAAGTTGACCGAAGCATTCATCAAGATCAGAGACGCAAGGAGTGAGTTGAAGCATGAGTACGAAGTAAAAGACAAAGCGCTCGAAGAGAGCGCCAAGATGCTTGAGCAGGCTATGCTCGACGCATGTAAGCAGCTGGGCGTTGACAGCGTCCGCACCCCCTTTGGCACGATCATCCGTTCAGTTAAATCACGGTACTGGACGAACGATTGGGATTCGATGTATCGGTTCATTCGTGAGCATGATGCGTTCGCCTTGCTGGAGAAACGCCTTCACCAGAGTCACATGAAGGAGTTCCTAGCTGAGAATCCAGACCTGCAGCCTATGGGTCTGAATGTTGAGAGTGAGTACACCGTGGTTGTTAGACGAGCGAAAGGAAACTGAGATGAATGACATCACCATTGTTGACCAGAACATGCCCGACTTCCTCCGTGAGGCTGGGCTTAGCGCACTCACCAAGCAGCTTGCCGGTCGTACCGGCGCGAAGCGGATCGTTCCCCGCAACGGGATCTTCCGCAAGGTAGTCGGCGGCGAAGAGATGGGCAAGGTCAAAGGCCCGATCAACACGATCGTGGTCAATGCCTCTCCGCACGTAGGTCGTATCTTCTACGCCAAGCAGTGGTCCCCCGATGCCGAGCCGACTGCGCCGGATTGCTTCTCGAACGACGGTCGTACTCCTGACGCTGGGGCTAACAGCCCACAGAGTGATCGGTGCGACATCTGCCCTCAGAATGTCAAGGGGTCAGGTCAAGGCAACTCGAAGGCCTGCCGGTACTCTCGCCGACTCGCTGTGCTGCTGGAGGAAGACTTCGGTACCGCGCTTGAAGGGCATGTGTATCAGATCAACCTGTCGTCGAAGTCGTTGTTTGGTGATAGCCCCTCGGACAAGATTCACATGTTCGAGAACTACACGAAGTACCTCGCCAACAACGGCAAGAACATCGATCACCTTGTGACTACGATCATGTTCAATGAGGACAACGACAATCAGTCGGTGGTCTTCACCGCCAATCGGTACATCAACCGTAACGAGTTCGAGGTGCTGAACAAAGCGGCTGCTGCTCCCGAGACGCAGCGTTTGGTGATCATGACTCCGTATCAAGCCGATGCCTCTGGCAGAGGTGCACCCAAGCAGATCGCAGCCCCGCAAGCCGAGGCTGTTGTCGAGCCAACCAAACGCGAAACTCGCAAGCCTGAAGCACCTCCCGCCGAGAAGAAAGATCTCAAGACGGTGCTGAAGGACTGGACTTCCGAGGAGTAATCTATGGGATACGGTTACAGCCAGAACCTAGTTCGGGCCAACAAACAGGCAAGTGCTAGGTCTCTGGGTGTAGCCTTGGGTAGGGTTTGCATTCGACGGGGGGTCAGCGTCACCCAGATTGCAGAGCACTTCGGTGTGAGCAGGATGACGATCTACAACTGGTTCAAGGGGGTTAACAACCCCCGCCCCGATCTCATAGCCCAAGTCCAACGCTACATAAAGAATGCACTGTAAATGCCATTTGACCTACTCGATGCCGTTCTACCGGCAGAAGGACGCTACTGCGTCTTCGGTGTAGGTAAGTACCCTGCGCAATCGTTTGTAGACACACGAGAAGAGGTAACAGCCAGAGCGGAGGAGCTGGTTCGCAAACGCATGAATGCGTTCTTTGGCTGCGCCAAATACGGCCCCGAGAACAACCGCACACATGAGAACGCGCACTTCTTTCGAGCCCTATGGCTAGACCTTGATTGTGGAGAAGCAAAGGCGGCAGAAGGCAAAGGCTACCCAACACAGGAAGCTGGACTCCTTAAGCTGCGTGAGTTCTGCAAAGTACTTAGCCTGCCAAGGCCCATCATCGTAGATTCAGGCTACGGTCTGCACATCTACTGGTTGTTTGAGGAGGTACTGACACAGAGAGAATGGGTTCCTTTGGCTAAGCGGCTGAAGGAGCTGTGCGTCAAGCACAACCTGATCGTTGATCCTGCGGTCTTTGAAGCATCACGAGTGCTGCGTATTCCGGGCACCTTCAACTTCAAGCATGACGGCAAAGTTGAAGTCACCGTGATCAACGAAGAAACGGAGAGGTTGCCGTATGCGCGAGTGAAGGAGCTGCTCGGCTACGAGCCCTCCGAAGATGAAGTACCTGACTACCTGCCGAAGAAGCGCAGCACGATGATGCAAGCCCTGATGGGCAACCGTGTCAAGCGGTTCGGTCTCATCATGAAGCACTCGGCGGAAGGGAACGGATGTCAGCAGCTAGTCCACTGCTACGAGAACCAAGCGACGTTAGAAGAACCGTTGTGGCGAGCAGCGTTGTCCATAGCTGCGTTCTGTGAAGATGGGCGCAAGTCTGCGCACAAGATGTCGGATCAGTATCCCGGCTATGCCCCTGATGAAGTAGATAAGAAGCTTGACTACATCATCGCCAAAGGTGGTCCGTACACCTGCGGCACGTTCGAGAGTTTGAACCCAACGGGTTGCGAAGGGTGTCCTCACAAGGGAACCATCAAGTCGCCGATCGTGTTGGGTGCAGATGTAGCCGAGGCTGACAGCAACGAGGTGGTTGTAGAGACAGCGGAGGGTGTGCAGAAGTACGTCATACCGACGTACCCGTTCCCGTATGTCAGAGGCAAGAATGGCGGCATCTACAAGAAGCCGATGGAGGAAGAGGAAGAGCTGGTACTTGTGTACGAGTATGACTTCTATCCGGTCAAGCGGATGAAGCATCCTGAGCTAGGTGAAGTTGCGCTGTTTCGACTCCATCTTCCGCAGGACGGTGTCAACGAGTTCGTGCTGCCTATAACGGCAGTGGTTGTCAAAGAGAAGCTACGAGAGGGCATCGCCCATCACGGGGTGGTGACCACGGGTAAGCAGATCGAGTTCCTTACCCACTATGTAGCTGCATCCCTAAAAAATATGCAGTTTGAAAGGAAAGCAGAGATCATGAGGACACAGTTTGGCTGGGTCGATAAGGACAGCAAGTTCATCCTCGGCGACCGAGAGATCACCAAAGACGGGGTGTTCCATAGCCCCCCGTCTGCCGTCACGAAAGATGTGGCGCAGCATGTCCACTCCAGAGGGACGCTTGAGAAGTGGCAGGAGGTGTTCAACATGTACAACCTCCCCGGTCTTGAGCCCCATGCGTTTGCTGCACTCACTGGGTTTGGCTCGCCGCTCCTGAAGTTCACAGGCCTCGAAGGGGCGCTCATCAACGTGATCCACCCGGAGTCTGGCTCAGGCAAGTCCACCACGCTCTACATGTGCAACAGCATCATGGGGCACCCTAAACGTCTTGGGTCTATTTGGAAGGACACAGCTAACGCAAAGATCCAAGTGCTCGGTGTGATGAACAATCTGGCGAACACGATTGACGAGATCACGAACACCACACCGGCTGAGTTCTCAGAGCTGGTCTACAGCATCACGCAAGGTCGGGGCAAGAACCGAGTCAAGAGCAATGCAAATGAGCTGAGGGTGAACAACACCTCATGGCAGGGCATCTCATTGGCGTCGGCGAACGCATCGTTCTACGAAAAGCTCGGTGCGCTGAAGACCGCTCCAGACGGTGAGATGATGCGGTTGCTTGAGTACCACATATCTCCCAACGATATCATCGACCCAGCACGAGGCAAAGAGCTGTTCGATCATCAGCTGTTCGACAACTACGGGCATGCAGGAGAAGTCTACTTGCAGTGGTTGGTCAACAACCTTGAGGAAGCCAAAGACCTACTGATGAAGGTGCAGGCTCGGCTCGACAAGCAGCTTCAGGTAACGCAGAAGGAGCGGTTCTGGTCGGCAACAGCAGCTTGCAACATCACGGGCGGGTTGATTGCCAAGAACCTCGGCCTGATCGACTTCGACATGAAGAGGATCTATGACTGGCTTGTTAGTATGCTAGCTTCGATGAGGAAGGACGTAGACATCCCAGATGCTACCCCTCAGTCGGTGCTTGGGTCGTTCATCAATTCGTACCTGAGTCATGCACTGGTCGTGAACGGTACGGTCGATACAAAGACTGGACTGACGCCCATGCCGCTATCTGAGCCAAGGGGTGAGCTGATCATTCGCTATGAACCTGACAGCAAGTCGCTGTATGTACCCGCTGCAGTGTTCAAGAAGTATTGCGTTGAGCGGCAGGTCAACTACAAAGATACGCTGCGGTCACTGGCTGCTGATGGGGTGTACCTCGAACCAGTCAACAAGCGTATGAGCACAGGTATGAAGATCTCGTCACCACCTGTCCGGGCGTTGAAGTTCAATGCCAAAGACTTTGGTATCGAACAAATCGTTACGCAGAATGCGAGTTGAAGGCGTCAGCTATCAGATCGACTGGTCTAAGTTCCGTACGGGGTACTCGTTCTTTGTACCCTGTATAGACCAGAAAGCAGCACGGGCGGCAATCAGGGAAGTGACCAACCGGCTCGGCATACGCATCGAGACCAAAGTTGTGATCGTAGATGGAGTGAAGGGGTTGAGAGTTTGGCGA